TGTATCAGAAAATGCTGGAATAAATAAAGCCATAAAAAATGTTGCAAGTAATGCAAACAATCAAATGCAAGGTTTAAAATCTGTGAGTCCAAATTCAAATATAGGAAAAATAGATGTAACACAACCTGGCGTTGGAGCAGCTTTAGGAATTAATCCAAAAGACTTAGCGTATATTGAAAGAAGAGGAACGCCTAAAGTTGATACAGGCGTAACACCACAAGGGATATTTACACAATGAACATAGAACAATTAAGAGAAGAATTAAAAGAAGACGAAGGTTGTAAGTACGAAGTGTATCTCGATCATCTTGGTTTGCCTACGCATGGGATAGGTCATCTTATAACAGAATGGGATGAAGAATATGGTAAAGAAGTAGGAACACCAGTTTCAGAAGAACGAGTTAATAATTGTTTCCAAACTGATGTTCATGGCACAATAGAAGAATGTAAAAAGTTATTTGATAAATTTGATGACTTACCTGAAGAAGTACAATTGATCTTGTGCAATATGATGTTCAATATGGGCAGACCTCGTTTATCCAAATTTGTTAAGTTTCGTGCTGCTATAGACGAGGAAGATTGGCTCGAATGTGCAACTCAAATGGAAAATTCGAGATGGCATAAACAGGTCACTAATCGTGCAAATCGCTTAATAAAACGCATGGAAAACTTAGGTGTTAAGGAACAAGTCGCTTAGTTATTAAGTGTACCTAATCCTAAACGAGTTACATTTTCTTCTTTAAATCTTTCTTCGTAATCTTTATCCACCCAAATGGATACTTGTTGACGAATATTACGTCTTTCATCAGCACATATTCTTTTTAATTTGTTATAAGTATCAACATCTATACCAATTGACTTGAATTTTGTTGTGTCTGTCATTATAATAACTCCCATGTATAGCAATAATAAAAGAATTATACCTAGAAAAATTGGGAAACCCAACAAGTATTTTGCAAAAAAGACAGTTGCAATGGGATTAAAGTTTGATTCTAGGTGGGAAGCAGAGCGTTGGGGTCAGCTTAAATCTATGGAAAGAGCTGGTGTAGTTGACCAATTAGATAGACAAATTAAATACGAATTAAATGTAAATGGTCAAAAGATATGTAGTTATATTGCTGATTTTACATATTTATTAGTAGACGAAGATGGATCATCAAGATTTATAGTTGAAGATGCTAAAGGCGTTCTCACACCTGAATTTAAGCTAAAGAAAAAACTTATGTTAGCCATTCATAACATTGACATTTTGCTTACTTTTAAAAAAAAATAACAAATATTGTTGACAAACTGGTTTACAGTTCCTATTTTAGAGTTTCTAGCAACTTAAATATACGGAAGGAAGGTCAATGAATGCCGAAAAAATGTTTCATAATTCTATTGAATCTCTTTATCATTATAAAGATGATCTAAAAAAAGAATTAGATAAAATCAAAGAAAAGATAAATGATCTTAACATTGTCTTAGCTGAAAGGTATCAGAATGATGCTCGTGACAGACTAGCTGATGATGGTAAAGATTATGGATCAGTAACTATTAATGAAGATGGTTACAAGATCAAAGTAACATTAAGTAAGAAAGTTACTTGGGATCAAGAAGGTCTCGCCATTGCATTTACAGAAATGCAGCCTGATGACGCTAGGCACTTTGCAAAGTTAACTTATTCTGTTGAAGAAAAGAAATACAATGCAGCTCAACCGTCTATCAAGGCTAAGTTACAAGAACATAGGGTTGTTGAACTTAAAGGCACAACCATAGATATATCAGTTTAGGAGGATTGTATGGGATTAAAGATAATAACAGCCGAAGAACGTATGGCTGAAAAGAAAGGTCATAAGATTGTTATTTGTGGTCAAAGTGGTGTTGGTAAAACTACACTAGCAAGAACTTTGGATTCGCAGACAACATTGTTTATGGACTTAGAAGCTGGAGATGCAGCTATTGAGGGTTGGATGATCGACATGGTAAGACCACAAACATGGGCTGAATGTCGTGATTTCGCTTGTTTCTTAGGTGGCCCAAATCCAGCTTTAACTGACGATCAACCTTACAGTAATGCTCACTACGATTATGTGAAATCGTTATACGGTGATCCATTAGAAATGATGAGCAAATACGATAGTATATTTGTTGATAGTATTACTGTAGCAGGTCGTTTATGTTTTCAGCATTGTATGGGTCATGCTGATAATAAATCAGAGAGAAGTGGCAAGGTTGATACTCGTGCTGTGTATGGTATGCACGGCAGAGAGATGATGTCTTGGCTTACTCACTTGCAACATATTCGTAGTAAGAATGTAATTTTCGTTGGTATTCTCGATGAGAAGGTTGATGATTATGGTCGTAAGATATTTGAACTGCAAATAGACGGCACTAAGACTGGTCGTGAACTTCCTGGAATTGTTGATGAAGTTATCACTATGGCAGTTATGACTGGAGATGAGAACACAGGCACATACCGTGCTTTTGTATGTCAGACGTTAAATGAATGGGGGTATCCAGCAAAAGATAGATCGGGCAGGCTCGATATATTGGAAGAGCCGCATTTAGGTAAACTACTGACTAAAATGAGTGGTGGGGTAAAGCAGTCAGAAAGAGAATTGACTTTTATTGACCCTGCTAAAGTAACGTCCAGCAACGAAGGAGATATGAATAATGCTTGACTTAAATGATGTTTCCATGAGCGAAACAAATACCGAGTTTGAATTGATTCCTGAAGGAACGATTGCTCGTGCTATTCTTTTAATTAAACCTAACTACTTAACCATTGAAGAATTTTCAAGTACGCCAATGTTTAAGGAGTCTCCACATTCAAGTGCGAAATACATAGAGACTGAATTTACCATCGTTGGTGGTAAGTTTGACAAGCGTAAAGTTTGGCAAAATGTATTCTTTGATGGAGATGCTAAGAACGATCAAGGCGTATCTAAGGCAAGAGTAAATGGTCTTAGAACTTTACGTCTATTGGTTGATAGTATGCTTGGTCTTGATCCTAAAGACGTAACACCTGAATCTAATAATAAAAGAAGGATTCCTGGTGTTGATGCTCTGCAAGGTCAGGAGTTCTGCATTAAGATTGGTATTGAAAAAGGTACTAATGGATATGCAGATAAGAATAAGATGGTCAGCCCAATAGCTGCAGATCATAAGGATTATATTCCTAGTGGTCATGCACCTCAAGCTACTGCTCCTATTCAACAGAGCAATCCAATATCTGAACCCCAAGCTACCACGGCAGGTAGTGTAGTGCCACCTTGGGCATCTTAAAGGGTAACTTATTTCTAGCGGCAAGACTTTCCTTCGTCTGCTAGAACTCGTTTGGGTAGTACGAGCGCCGCCAAACTACCCACTTCATCTAGCCATGAAAGGATAATTAATGATACTTAGACCATACCAAAAGATAGCAGTTGACGATGCTTCTATTGCTCTTACCAAACACAAAAACACTATTGTTGTCGCTCCAACGGGAGCAGGTAAGACAATCATGCTTTCAGCTTTAGTCGGCAAACGATACAAGCAAGGCAAAAAGATTTTAATCTTGCAGCATCGTGACGAGTTGGTCAGGCAAAACAGAACAAAGTTTTCAAAGGTAAATCCAAAGATAACAACAAGTGTAGTAGATGGATCAGAGAAAGATTGGTCTGGTGAAACTATATTTAGTATGGTGCAGACGCTTTCAAGACCGAACAATTTAGAAAACATGTGTGATTTTGACATGGTTGTGGTTGATGAAAGCCATCATGCAATAGCAGAAACATATACAAGAATTATTGATAGAGTTAAAGAAGCTAACAATTCAGTTGAGATTGTTGGCTTTACAGCGACTCCTAATCGTGGAGATAGAAAAGGTTTACGCAGCATATTTAATAATTGTTCGCATCAAATAGAAATAACTACATTAATTCGTGAGGGTTTTCTCGTACCACCAAAGACATTTGTCGTTGATGTTGGTGTCAGACAAGAATTAGAAAATGTTCGCAAAACTATATCTGATTTTGATATGGGTGAAGTTGAGCGTATTATGAATAAACGAGCCATTAATGAGCGTATTGTTCAAGAATGGCAAGAGAAAGCTATTGATAGAAAAACAGTTGTTTTCTGCTCTACTATTATACACGCTCAAGATGTTTGTGACGAGTATCGTAGAGCTAACATTAGAGCTGAATTGCTTACGGGTGATACTCCAAGCGAAGAAAGAAAGCAGATACTACATGATTTAGAACATGGAGATGTTCAGGTCGTTGTTAATGTTGCTGTGCTTACAGAGGGGTTTGATGCTCCACCAGTTAGTTGCATTGTTTTAACAAGACCATGCTCATACAAATCTACAATGGTGCAGATGATTGGTCGTGGCTTACGAACAATAGACCCCGAAGAACACCCTGGAATTATTAAAAAAGATTGTATAGTTTTAGACTTTGGAACAAGTGTACTTACACATGGATCGTTAGATGAAACAGTTGATTTAGAAGGTTCAGAGGCTCGAGGAACAGGTGCTGCTCCTGAAAAAATATGTCCACAATGCGAGTCAATTGTACCTTTATCATCTCGTGAATGTCCTTTATGTGGATATGAGTTCGGCAAACAAGATAAAGAAGTATTAGAAGACTTCATTATGACCGAAGTTGACCTTATGGATAGATCGCCTTATCGTTGGGTTGATCTATTTGATAATGGACGCTGTATGAGTGCTAGTGGATTTAATGGCTTTGGGTTAGTTGCACACTTAGATGATGTGTCTATAGCCCTTGTAAAGCGTTCTAATGGACGATTAAGGGTAGTTAGTGTTGGCACTAAGGAACAAGCTATAGCATCTGCTGATGACTTCCTAAGAGAGATTGAGGATAGTGATGGTGCAAGAAAAGGCAAGAGATGGTTGAATGAAGCTGTTACACCTAAACAAACACAAGCATTAAAAAATTGTGGTATAACAGTTAGGGTTATGGATTTTAGTTGGAACAAATATAAAGCTGCTTGTTGGTTAAATTATTTGTGGAATAAGAAAGATATAGATAATAAAATTAAAAGCATAGGAGATAATAATGAATCGTAGTGAGGCATTAAAAAAAGCAGAACAATTGATTAATGGTGCTAGGGCAAGAACACATGGTGATGCTAAAGATACACATGAATCAATAGCTAAAATTATGAACGTATTGTGGAGACATAAGTTAAAATCAGATCTTACATTTGAAGATATGTATAAATTTTTTATGGTCGGTAAATTAGTAAGAGATTCACAAAATCCAAAAAATATTGATAATCCTATAGATGTAATTGGTTATGGTGCTTTATGGGCAGAGGGAAAAGATGCAAAGAATAACACTCAATTATAAAATAAACATATCTAATGATGTTGGTATTCAAGATGTTGTTGATGGATCAATGTTTTTGCATACATCTAATATAGATAGTGAACATGAATTAATGAATAAAGTAACGGAAGCTATGGAAAATGTTATGGAAGAATTAGATTATGAAATATTAGGGGGTTATTGCAAAGTGATGTTTGGTCACGATGAATTATTTAAATTAGATTTTTATTCACATGAAGATTTAGATGACGGAGAAAGTAGATGGATACAGCCAATAACGAAGACAATTCATTAAAGAATGCAGCTAAAGTATTTAATAAAATAGGTTGGGAGAAAAAATTATGCGATTTGACAGAAGAACAAATGGTGGCTTTAATATCAGTCATACAATCATCAAGGGAGATAGAAAATGAGTTTGTCTGCGACTATGTTACACAATCTCATATTAAATACTTCGGTCCAATCAGGCAACCAGAAGGACTTGAAGACATACCGTTTTGAAGAACAGATAGCAGATTTTGTTGACAAAACGATTAAAGAAAAGTCAGATAGTATCCCAAGACGAACATATTTGGGGGGGTCTTCACTTGGAGAGAAGTGTTCAAGAAAAATACAATACACTTATATGGGTCAGGAAGTTGATAAAGATAGACACTTTAGCCCACAAACATTAAGAATATTTCAATTTGGTCACGAAATAGAAGACAGTATGGCTAATTGGTTAAAGCAAGCAGGATTTGATTTGAGAACCGAAAAGAAAAATGGAGATCAATATGGTTTTTCTATATCTGAAGGACAGATAAGAGGTCATATAGATGGTGTTATTTGTGGAGGCCCTGTTGGTATGGGCTATCCGTCTTTATGGGAGAACAAGTCAGCTAATGATAGAAAGTTTAAAGAGTTTCAGTCTAAAGGTATGGCTAAAACTAATCCTATATATGCAGCTCAAATAGCTTTGTATCAGGCGTATATGGAACTAACAGAACATCCATGTTTGTTTACTGTAGTTAATAAAAATACTAGCGAAATATATTATGAACTCGTTCCTTTTGATAAGTTTCTCGCTCAAGAGATTAGTGACAAGGCAGTTAATATATTACAAGCTACAAAAGCTGGTGAGATGTTGCCACGGATAACTCAATCAAAAGAAATGTTTGATTGTAAGTGGTGTAATTATAAGGAGACTTGTTGGAGTTAAAAATAGGCGACACAAAGTAGAGAAACAAATGTCGCCTATAACTTCAGCCAATGAAGGTAGGGATAGTATAATGAGTATAGTAAGATTTGGCAATACCAATCGTGATTTGAATGCAAGAGAATTAGTAGAATTAATAAGTCAGAAAGTTCCTTCACAAACGCAGATTGATGTTTTAAGAGACACTTATCCTAATGGTGTTGTTAGGGGTGATGAGTTTAATATTGGCTCTTTAAATGGAGAACCTGGAAAATCTTTAAAGATAGATATTAATCCAAGATCGCCTTGGTTTATGAAAGGTAATGATTTCAACGGATCAAGTGGTGTTGGAGGTATTGTAAAGATATTGATGGAGGGTCGTAATATGAAGCTACCCGAAATAAAAGAATTTTTTGCTGATTATTTAGATGACACTCCTAGATTTCTTAGAGATGAAAACGCTGCTCCTCCGATTGATTCCATAATTAACAAGTCATTAAGACAACAGATAAACATCAACACACCATTTGATAGTGAGCATTCATATCTTAGTTTAGATGGCGAAGTCATATGTATGGTCAGACGATACAATATGAGAGATGGTGCAGGCAATCCAGTAATGGACGATCATGGTAAGCCTAAGAAAGAGTTTCGTCAGTTCACTGGAACTAATCCTTATCCTAAGATGCCTGATGTCAGACCGTTATATAATATACCGAACATTTCTGCTTCAGATAAAATCATATGGGTTGAGGGCGAGAAATGTGCTGATGCTCTTAATGAGATGGGATTTACAGCTACATGTACTATGGGTGGTGCTGGAATGCTGTCTCGTAAATCATCTAGTCAGTTTGACTTCTCTCCGTTGCATGGCAAAGAATTAATCATATGGCCCGACAACGATAATGCAGGTAAAAAGGTAGCTGAACTCGTACAAGACTTAGCTATGAATGCAGGTGCAAGGTCAGTAACAATGCTTACACCACCTTTAGGTAAACCTGAAAGATGGGATGCAGCCGATGCCATAGCAGAAAGTTTTGATATAGGTCAGTTTCTAAGTGCAACAGTTAAGCATGTTAAACGAAACATAAATTTATTAGATAGCAGTTTGTTAATAGATAGGTTTGAGGGCAAAGCACCTGAACAGAAGTTTCTGATTGGTGAAACACTACCATTGGCTGTACCTATAATATTTTCTGCGTCTGGTGATGCTGGAAAAGGTATGATGACTTTGGACTTGGCTATGAAAGTAGCAAGTGGTCAGCCCTTATCTGCATCTTTCGGTGGTAATATTACCGAGTTTGGTAATGCTATTATCTTTACAGCAGAGGATGATGAAGGTGAAATGCACAGAAGAATTGAACGCTTAGATGCGAACAATTCTAGGTTTAACTATGAACATGAACTACGAGTTGTGTCTTTGCCGAATGTTGGTGGTGTGTTTCCTATACTTCAAGATACGCATGATGGCTATAGGACTAGCGATGAGTTTGAAAAGATATATGCACAAATACTACAGATGAGTGATTTAAAGTTAATTGTGTTTGATCCGTTGGCATCATTTGTTCATGCAGATGTAAACTCCGATCCAGCGGCAGGAGCCGCATTAACTGGACTTCTTGCAAAGATAGCTACAGAAACGGGTGCTTCAGTTATCATGTGTCATCACATGACAAAGATTAAAGATGATGCAGTTGTATCAACACCTGAACAAGCAAGGAATATGATACGAGGTACGTCAGCATTAGTTGATGGTGTTCGTTGTGCTTTTACAATATGGCAAGTTGATGAGCCGACAGGTCGTAGGCGTTGTCAAGATTTAGGTATCGAATACCAAAGAAACAGATGCTTTGATGGTGCAGTTGTTAAATCAAATGGACCTGCAAGGCGTGATATACGTCATTTTATTCGTGATACACTAACTGGATTATTAGAAGATCGGTCTGAAGACATAGCAAGATTGCATTCGGGTAGTAATAGAGAAATCAAGAAAGACGCTTTGTTTTCTTGGATTGCTTTATGTGAGCGTGAGGGTAGAGCGTTAACACAACAATCGGGAGCTGATGCAATATTGCAAAGAATGGCAGCAGATTCTGATGCTCCTAAAGTTTTAGAGAACGCAACACAGCGAACAATTGATGGATTAGTCAGAGAATTATTGAATGAAGTTAGAATATCCAAGTATGCTTTTTCTAGGTCAGGTGGTCGTAAATGGCTTGGTATTGTAGACGGAGACATGAGCAGAGGCGAATATGATGCAAGAACAGCAACAGAAAACTTATAAACTTCCAGACAATAATGTCTGTATATCCTTTAGTGGAGGCAGAACTAGTGCCTTTATGCTTCATCATATATTGGAAGCTAATAACGGATTACCTAATAATGCCTTGGTTTGCTTTCAAAACACTGGTCGTGAAATGCCACAGACATTAGACTTCGT